GTGGTAGAAAGTACGTTGTGTACGGGTTTTTTAAGGCGAAGCACCGAGCCGAAATCCTCTTTGTACTCTTGGCTGGCACGGCCTGTTTTGGCCTCGTCGGGCTTGGTGGGTGAATTTGTTACGGGCTGGCTGGTGGGCTGTGCCATTTCAAGGTCATAGGCAGTTTGGCGCTCAAGCCGTTCTATTTCCTTGCCCAAGGCCACCATGTCGGTTTCCATTTTGTCGAGGTGGCAGCATCTTCGGCGGAAACCATGCCATCTGCGCCACGCTTCTCGTCCAAGAATGCCTTGGCTGTGTTCCATAACTTGTTGCGCTTTTCGCGCAGTTCTAAGACTTTACTCATGTGGGTTTACCTCCAGTTTTTTGTTTTAGTGTGAAATTAATAAGAGCCGCTTTTCGAGCGACTCCACTGTGATGCCATCGGATTTGGGTGCTGCTGGTGGTTCTGGTGGAGCAGATGGTTCTTGGGATGGCGGTTCTGCCCGTGCCTTGGGCTTCATTTGCATTTTGTCCAACAGAGAATTTGTAACTGCCATGCGTGAAAACATATACTATGGCCTTTTGCATTTCGTCACTGTCACCAATGGCAAATGTCATGGGATTATGCACCATCATTAAAGCCGTAGGCGCCATAAGCACTTGTGTACCCGCCATTGCGATAACGGAAGCGGCACTGGCCGCAATGCCGTCAATCTTTACCGTGATGTTTCCTTTGTAGTCCATTAACATGGCATAAATCTGCGAAGCCGCGATGCAATCACCACCAGGGGAGTTGAGCCAAACGGTTATATCGCCATCCCCGGCAAACAACTCCGCACGAAAAACACCTGGGGTAATCTCATCCCCCCACCAGCTTTCGGCGGCAATTATGCCATCGAAACGCAGGACACGGCCGCCATCCTCGCTGTTGGAGAAGTTCCAAAACTTGTTCACTAATTATCACCTTCCTCTATATTCCGGGCATAGGCAGCACCTACGTCCCCAAGTTTGACCATGTTGCCGTTTACGAAGTGCAGGTTGCCGCCTTCTTCATCGGAAAGCAGGTTCATATCTTCTAAGGCTCGGACATCGTTTATACATAAGAAGCCGTTTTGTATGCCTGTGGAATAACCCGCCATACGAGTTTGGAAATCACCACGGAGTAGGCCGTCTACGTTAAATTTGATGCATGTGGTGGCTTTTTCACCAGGCAAAAGTAGCGATTGTTGTAGGCTTTGTTCCCAGCGCACTACCCACGGGTCAAGGGTGTAAATTAAAAACTCAAACGACTGCTGCTCTATATTTGAAAAACTGCTACGGTCTAAATCACCCACCATATGTGGCGGCACACGAAATATGCGGGCGATTTCGCCGATTTGGTATTTGCGGGTCTCGAGGAATTGCGCCTGCTCAGGGGGAATTGTTATTTGGTGAAACTTCATGCCCTCTTCCAAAATGACAACTTTATGAGCATTGACCACGCCTTGGTAGCCCGCCGCCCAGCTTTCCTTTACACGTTTGATGTCCTTTATTGTGCCTGGGTGTTCCAATATGCCGCCTGGGGTAGCACCGTTGGCAAAAAATTTACTGCCGTATTCCTCAGTTGCAATGCTCATGCCCACGGCGTTTTTTGCCATGGCAATGGGTGAATAACCTATAAGCCCGTCAAACCCCAGCCCAGGGATATGCAGAACATTTTCCTTACGGAACTGGATTACATCACGGTCGCTTTTGTAGTGGTATGTCAACCGACCATTGGTTGCACGGTCTACTGTCATGCGGTCGGGTAAAAGTGGGTACAGCGCGATTGGATAGCCGCGTCCATCCCTAACTATCTGTGCATAGGCATTTCCCCACAGCAGTAGATGCGACATAAGCGTTTCGCGCCAAACAAATGATGTCATCTCATCGTTAGGCTCGTCATGTAACAGGCGATATAAAGGATGCTCATAATCCACGGCTTTACCGCCGTCTGGCTGTCGTTGGTAAACATGAAGGGGCAAGCTGGCAACTGCCTCGGCAAGTATACGAACACAGGCATACACAGCAGATGTCTGCATCGCAGTGATTTCATTAACCATCTTCCCGGCAGGAGTGCCGCCAAATAAAAAGTTCCACCCACCGCCAACAATAGTCTTCGGCTTGTCGCGGGAGCGGAACAGATTCTTTATTATTTTCATATAAACAGAATCCCCCTTGAATCGTAAACGCTGTCTGGGTTTGGATTTTGCAACATAGCGCGGGCAAGTCCCATCACTAATGCTACGGCGCCATCCACCTTTTCCGTTGATTTTTTCTTGCTGATTTTTTGGTTCAAATGTGCATCAACTTCTGCCACTACGTTGCCCATGTTCCAGTCCAACACAGGATGTTTACCGTGCCGCAGTTTGCCTTCCTGTACCAATTGCATAAGGTCGCGGGTGGGCGCGGCCATGCTGCCGAAGCCCTGGCCGAACGGGAATACAACAAAACCGCGCTCCTCACCCAACTCCTCAAGGTCACGGCGTATTTTCTCCGCACCCCAACGGTCGTAGGCGATTTCACGGATTCGGAAACTGTCGCACAACTTTTCAATGAAAGCCGTGATATAATCGTAATCAACTACATCACCCTCGGTTGTATTTATGACACCCATCTTTCGCCAAACGGCATAGGGTACATGGTCACGGCGGGTGCGTAGGTCGATTGCATTTTCGGGTAGCCAGAAAAACGGCATGACCGTGTATTTCTCGTCCTCACCTTCTGGGGGAAACACTAAGGTCAATGCTGTAAGGTCGCTGGTGGATGATAAATCCAATCCTGTGTAGCAATCGCGCCCATGGAAATCTTCCGGGCTAAGTTCTGCGCCACAGGCATCCCATTTATCCATGGGCATCCAGCGCACATCTGCATTACACCATTCATTCAATCGGAACTGGCGGAAATGCATTTCTTCTGCCGGGTTTTGTTTTGCCTGCTCATATGCGGCTTTGACTGTATCGAATGGAATTGTCACGCCAATGGAAGGGTTTACTTTTTTCCAGATGGTTTCGTCATTCCAATCATCTGTATCATCAATGCCAAACACAGCCGGGTAGAATGTAGGGTCAATCTTCGAGCCGTCCAACACGGCCTTGGCTTTGCAGTGGATTTCATAGCAGATGGAAGTACGGTCACGACCTGCGGTAGTAATAAGAAAGTAAAGCGGCTGGCGCCGAGCATCCCCGGTGAACTTTGTCATGGTGTCGAATAGGTCACGGGTTTGTTGTGCAAACAACTCATCAAAAATAAGCCCGGACACAATTGTATGATGCTGTTGCCGAGATTAGAGAATTATCCTCAGAAGATCGTGCGGTTCTGTAAAAAAACACATCGGTAACGGTTTTTAATAACCGTGTGGGTTGGGCAAAGACATATTTAAAAGCCGCTGGTCTCGTGGAATACCCTAGAAGGGGTTATTCCCAAATAACAGACGAAGGCCGTAAGGTTCTCATAGAGAATCCGCAGCCTCTTAATGTGGCGTATCTTCGCAATAACTACGAATCTGCAAGAGAATTTTTGGGGATAAAAAATAAAGATGAAACCCCAGATATATCTGCAGATGACCAGCAAGACCAAACTCCACAGGAGCGCATGGACGAGGCGTTTACACAAATCAACACTGTACTTAAAAAGGTTTTGTTGGAGCCATTGCAAACAAGTCTGGCAAGGGACTCTTCATCACAACTGCAAGATTTACGAGCGGCGCCATTCAATGTGCTAAAGATAATCACATAGTGCTTGTGGACGGAGATAAACTGGCCGAGCTGATGATTGACTACGGCGTTGGAGTTTCGACCATCCAAACATATGAAATAAAGAGGTTGGATTCGGATTTTTTTGCAGAACAGGAATAACGAAAATAAAAAGACCTCCGAATTGGAAGTCTTAACTTTGCTATTTTGTGTTCTTTGTTTTTAAGCCTCGTATGCATAATCTTGCAGGGTTGCTATACCCAGTATCCGCTTCCCGGCGCAAAGGCTTAGTGTTTTGCCTTTTTGCAAAATGGGCTTAAGCGCGGCGTAGGCTTCATCTTCGACAGTGAAAAATTCAACATCCGTCAGGTATTTTTCACCTTGTAAATATTCAGAATGGTTACTTCGTATAGTCCCGGAAAAAATCAGACCGTTACCAAAGCTAAATGCAATTCGGAACTGGTCATCGGGAATATAATTTTTACCTTCAAGGGTAAATTGAATTTCTGCTTTAGCACGTAGCATGGTTGCACCTCCTTAAATGCGATGAATTATTTTGGTTATTGCACGATTGAATTCTTCAAGGTCTTCGGGTTGAATTTCAACCGTTCCGCATTTGAAAAGAAAGGGGTCAACATGGGTAAAATCGCCTATCTTATCCAATACAATCTTTTTAACGCAGACTTCCAAAACACATACTAAATCCAGGTTAAACGCTTTATCTGCAAAACTTAGAGTTTCGTCAAAGTCTAATCCAAAATACTTAACCTCCGCCTTGCCTTTAATTAGGGTGAACGTCTTTGTTAACATTACGCTCTCGAATTCCGCTTCACCCATAGCACGAAACAAACTGACTGTACTATCCATTGCTATACCCCTCGCTAGAGACCTCGATACCCCACGATTATACAATTCTCATCGGAACAAACGAATTGGCCGGAGTTGCCGAGTTCTATGTGCGTTAGCAGTTTCCCGCAACGTGGACATGGTACATCCTCGCCATCCCATGCAATGCGCGTGGAGACACTCATTATATATTTAGCCTCTTCCATCGTAGCCTTTGCTCGTTTTTGCCTATTGTCCATAAAATCATTCCATACATTTACTCATTCTGAGTTGTGAACTTCATGTTTTTATAATACCATAAAACCGCTTGGTAAGCCAGTTATTTAAGCCAAAGTTTGCCCTCTGACTTTTATTTGTATTGTTGCAAAATTTGGTCGTATGCGGAGTACCTTATGCTTGCCCACTCTTTACCCGCCCAACCACATCGTTGATATATAGTTCGCGATTAGCTACCATTATA